CGGGGAGTTTCCTGCGGCAGTAGACAGGAGTAACGTCCACACCGCCATAATAGTCCCCACCACAACTCTCTCTGAACTTTCCAGTCCAAAAAGACTTCGCAGCGTTAACCTTAAGACCAAACAGCTCAAGGTCTTCGATCACAGAAGGTGCCGTGTGCACGGGAACAATTAAGTCGTCTCCGTACACGTAGACCCCGGCCGTGGCATTGCTCACGGTACGGGGAGTAATGGCCCTGCCGCTCCGAACTATCCTGCTGGTGATGATGGCACAGTAAAAAACCATCGCCTCCATTGGGAAGCAGAGAGCGGACCCCATAGACGCGAACTTGCTGAGGGGTATTCCCCTATTTGAATTCGGCAAGATCGCACGCGTCGATCGACACGCAAAAACATGCCGGGCAAAACCCGGCACGACCTTGAGCATCCATGCGACGTGCTTACAAGACACCCTATCGCTGGCATCCGACATGTCGAGAGTGGCAAGTTTGCCATCAAAACTAGCGGACCTAGCGAGCTGGTTATTAACAGACTGGTCACTAAAGTTAACGTGGCCAGCTGTATACCGTCCGAGGGACTCAATTCTCGGGCGGAGCCAGTCCGCGATTGCTTGCTGCATATATTGCATAGCAACAGGTTCAATCGCTATTATTCGAGGCGTCTTTGCTGTCTTAGGGACAGGAGTGACCTTCACAGGCAACTCGTCCCGGGGCAAAGTGTACGTGACCGATTGTGCGCGCGATATCGCCACGTCGTTCAGGATGTTTGAGACCCCAAACTCAGTAAACGGGAACTCACGCTCTAACCGCATGGGCCAGTCGTGGAAATCAAACTTACGATTCCCTCGAATAGCCTCTGCAGTCGTACCGGGTCCATGTCGTGGGTGATAATCGTCGTAGCAGCGGCCAAAGCCATTGTTACTAAATACATCACTCCACACAATCGCCGATACCCTTTTGAAGGCATCGGTGAAGACTTGTGCTGAGACATGGTCACGCACCTCTTTCTCTACGCCAACGAAACGTCGCAGCGCCTTTGCTACGCGCTTCGAAGAAGCCGATAAGAACAATTTGGACACCACTCGGCATACTTGCCTAATGGCCCAAATGCACTGCACGGCCACACCATGTGGTTGACGCAGGGCACCATCACTGTCGAACACCTGGTCGAAGAAACCTCCAAGGAATTGGGGGAGACTTCTTCCGCGACCGCTAGTAAATGCGGAAGCGTGAGTTGATGACCAGTGACCTTCGCTGAGGGCCTTTTCAAGCCCCGCAGCGAGGGTTGGGAGGGTGATCGTAAGAAACGACTCGCCTTCATGTTCGACTCTCCAAGCGATCTCTTTTAGATCGCGGTAGGGGTTGACACCACATAAGTTGCTGCAATCAAGCAGCACCAATGAGGTGATCTCAAGCAGGCTTTTCATGGAATCCTCCTAAGTCGGGGGTACGCCAATCCTGGTCTGCGATCCTAACACCACCTTGGTCGGTCGCCCTTTCAGACGACCGACCTGTTCTGGGGGACTTACGTCTCTCCGGAAACCACGCGGGCAGCAATCTGCGCTGCATCTGACGGACCGTAAAGAAGGTACGACAGTGCATGCAGGAGGCCTGCCCAATTGGTTCCGGACCCCAGCACACCGACATCCGCGACGAAGTAGCACGATGACACTTTGATCGAATTGATCGAGGAATCCATCGGGTCGGTAACGAGTTCTCTCTCCGTCAGCCTGACGGTTGAGCGATTTCGCTTCCCCTCCTGGTGGCCCACGAACAAGTCGACCCAGTGAGTCGAGCTTATTACGTAGCGGTATGTCGAAGATGTTGGCCCTCGTGAAATACACGCAAACGACATGAACGCCGCGCCGGCGCCTGTTAAGGCTACGGCGGTCGTTGCACCCGTAGGCGCGCCTACCACGAGGACAAAAGGATCTGCAAACAATGAGGTCACTCCACTTAATTACGGCCAGGGCGCCAAGATCGGAGCCCTATCAACCGTGGGTCGGGAACCCTCCTCGAGAAAAGGAGGGCAGCAAGGATTGATTTCTGTCGGAAGTTAAAGTCCGATGATTTCAATCCAAAACCAAACGGTGAGGCCTTCTGACGCAGCTTCTGCTTCTTTATAAGTGAATAAGAAACAGCATCAGAACCTGGATCAACATGAGACGTCGAGTACCCTAAGGGACTCGTCACTTCATGTTCATTCCAAGTAACGTGAGCATCCACCTGAAAACGATTCGTAATCGTCTCCATGACATGAGGGCTCAAGATAGCCTCGTTGTCGACTGCGTTGGCGGATAGGTTCGACAAGATGTCGCCCACATTCGCAAACCAGTCGGCTAGCCATGTCCAAGGATAAACTGAGTACAAGGTCGCCGGCGTTACATTTACGCCGGATAAGATGGCCTTGGCCTTGTTCGTCCATTCACTGGATCCTATTCCCGGTACGTGGTAGTAGAAAGTTCCCACAAACCAGGTTTCAGTGACTATCTCGTGACGCCAACTTAAGATGGCTTCACCAGAAATGTCCGAGTCTAGACCAGAATTGTACGGCCCAAACAAATATAGGTCGTCTAATTCTTCATCTAGCTCGGCAGGGAACGCACCAATCCACCCGAAAGGGTTCGGATTTACTTGGTACGTCCAGTCACTGCCAGTGATGACAGCATCTCTCTTCGAGCGTCGTTTGACTTGGATACCGTTGTTCTTGACAAGCTTGTCAATCGCTTCGGCAATCCTCAGTTGGGCGTGTCCAATCTGGATCACGTCCTTCACTAGAGGGGCCCAGCCAAACTCTACATTCAAGTACTCAGATCCGATGTCACGAAAGTGTTTGACACGGTTCCTGAGGAGAAGTGGTAGACGGGGTAGTTCGCGAAGCTCGATCAAGAATTGATCGAGTGGTGCGATAGGATTCCCCGGGCGCAACCGACGTATGAAGTTCGTGCCTTTGGCATTTAAGTCTAGGGCATGATCCGCAAAGTCGGGTTCAACAGGCGCGGGTAACGCACGCTCCCCAACGTCCCCGAAATAGTGCCAATCAAAAGATCGGCCAATCGCAGGGCGCCAAGGAAACGCACGAAACTCAGAGTCGATGTTAAGAGAAGGATCATAGGACTGGTAGTATTCAGTCCCCATGAAGGTCCTCATCACACCGAGACCTGGATTCTCCACTTCACGATAACAGTGAAAAGGATCGTCCAGCCCGAGCCACATTCCATCTCGTTTAAGATGGCCAGTTGAACGCAAGAGAGTACGATGATCACGTCCATAGAGATGACAACCAGCCGCTGCAGTTTGCAGCGAATAATCGGTTTTCTCAGTGGATTTTATAGGTGTGATCATCGAGGGCTCCGTTTAGGTTAGGATAACTGGACTCGATGCTGTGAGGCAGAGCGTTGGTCCAGTCGGCTGCAAACACAAGGTGTCAACAACCAGGAGGGTTCCAAGTGGAAC